AAACGGAAGAAATTATTGTACCAATTTCTCGTATAGTTCAAATTGTTCCTAAACACGAAACCAAATGCCTTGTCGAGATTGATACATCTGATGGCGTAGATACCCGATGGTGCGTCATGTCGGCAAACGAAGTCATGGCTATAATCGCCGCCAAGGGGGTGCAGTCGTGAACCACTGGTTCAACATCAACAACTACGCCAACTCTGGTCCTGTCATCGGCTACCGCAGGGTGGCCGGGAAGTTTGGCATCACGGACAAGGAGGATGGTGTCCGTGGTGCTTGGGTGGAGAAGCGTGTTGCATTAATCAAGGGACTCCAGGCTAACAACTACAGAGTCATTCCTGTGTCCGAGTTCACGGACGCAACAAGAGAGGCAGGAGTATCTCGTCTGCACGACTACAGGTCGTGGGACATCCTGTTGCTTGAGTTCGGTGGAACTAACCTTCAGTTCTACGGCAAGCAGTGGGAAGAGACCATCAACCTAATCAAATGCCACAAGGGTAGGATTATCTTCGTCAACGACGACCCCGACCTTACCTTTCTCTGGGGCTTGCTTGAGGGCGAGGACTGGTCTCGATGGACGGTTGCGGCCAATGCCGTCAACACCGATGCCGTGAGCCACGCTCTCAAATGCCCCGATGGTGTTCGCGTCGTCGATATGCCGATGCACAGCGGGATTGACTTCGCTCCGTTCACGGAGGGACGCACATCCAAACTTGTCTACATCGGACGACCCAACGGACGAGGACAATACTTGGACAAGAAGGGCATGGCTCTGGCTTATTCCAAGCACGTTCAAATCTGCGGCAAGCCAAAGGAGTGGGCTGACTACGAGATTGCTGTTGCCGCAAATCCACAGCAGAGAGACAGGCGTATGTTCTACCGCAACTTCGCTGGTTGCCTTTCTATCTACGACAAGAAGCATGCCGTTACTGGCTGGCGGACTGGTCGTGCCTACCACGCACTGTGTGCTGGCATCCCTGTCTGTGCACCAGTAGGAAACCCAGCGCTGTCGTGGTGCTATCCTATCCGCAACGAGAAGGACGTTGAGTCCTTCTGCAAGTTATCCGTGGACATGAGGAAAATGATTTGGACAAGACAGCGTGACAAACTTATCCTGTCATCCAACCAAGACCTAATCAAACTCTGATGCCCGACCTAGAACGAACACCACCAACCAGCATACAGAATGTGTGTGCAAAGATGCCTCCATCGGCATACGCTCTCATCCTCGTCATTGACGGAAAGATGGAAAACCCAGAGTTCGTTGTCTGGCGTATTGACGACTACAACGAAGAGTTGTGGAAGTGGAAACGCAAGATGGATGGATACATGCACAAGAAGCACATTGAGTATTGGGCGAAGAAGGGTAAGACGTTCTACAAAATAAATCCTTGGTCCTATTAAACTTTGGGCTTGCCCCAGTCGGGGCAGGCAGTCAAAAACAAATCCCACCCCCACCAAACAAAACAAAACCATGCTACATAAAATCAAAAACAGAAAACAATACAAGGAAATCCAAGCACTCAATTATTCTGGTGCAAAAGAAATCCTCAAGTCGCCAGCCCACTACAAAGCGTTCTTGGAGAAATCGGGTGACTCTGATTCCAAAGCACTGCGTATGGGTTCTCTAACTCACGCAATGGTACTTCAGCCAGAAATCGTTGACCTGGAGTTCGCAGTGTCCCCAGACTGCGACCGACGCACGAAGGAAGGCAAGGCACTGTACGAGTCATTCTTGTCCACAAGCGAGGGCAAGACTGTCCTTAGTGGAGAAGAGTTCGGAGTCTGCCGCAACACCTCCATGTCAATGTTCGACGCACTAGCCGCAAACAATGTCGAGTTTGAGCACACGGAACTTATGTTGTCCTGCGAGTATAACGGCATCACTCTCAAGTGTGCCATTGACGCAGTCGGCAAGGACGGATACCTGTACGACCTCAAGACAACTGAAGACGCATCCATGCGTGAGTTCAAGAATTCAATCTTCAACTACCGCTATCATCTGCAAGCCCATTTCTATATGACCATCTATCATATCGCTTTTGGCGTGAAGCCCAAAGGCTTCCGCTTCATTGCGGCAGAAAAGAAAGAGCCATGGGCACACGCAGTGTACGAGTGCGGTCCTGTTCTCCAAGCACTAGGCGAGGAGCAGTTTGAAACTGCTGTTACTGTTTATCGTGCTTGCCTTACTCTAGGCGAGTGGCCTTCATATGGCTCTGACCCCCAAATCATCGACATCAAATAATCTCCCACCCAAATAAAAACAACCATGAGTAACTACGAAAAGTCCCCGCTGGTCAACATCACGAAGTCTGGCACCTACAAACTGAAACTGATTCGCCCCAAGGCAGAAAAGATGGAGGAGCGATTCAAGAAGAACAAGTCTGGGTTCGCCTCGTGCCGCCTGTTCTTTCTTGCTGAGGATGGTCACTGCATGACGAAGAACTACTCTGCCGAGTTTGGCAAAGGTCTCGCTATGCTCATCGGCAAACTGACTGGTGGCTATGTCGAAGCACCGGCACAAGACTGCACTATCCAGCAACTGATTGATTTCTGCGAGCCAGCCTTCGGCAAGAAGGGTGTCTTTGAAATCGAAGCCAACCAGAATGGAGAGTGGAATGGTCGCCCGCAATACAACTACGCAGTCAAAAAGATTGCTCCGTTGGTTGACGTAAAGACTGAGTCCGCACCATCGGACGAAGAAGAAGGCATCCCCTTCTAATTCAAATACCATGTCACTCCCTGTCCGAACACTTGTCCTCATCTCTGGCTTTGCTCGGGCAGGGAAGGACACCATTGGTGACGGCATCATTAGTGGATGCTTTTTTAGTAAAGCAGTGAAGATTAATTTTGCAGACTCGTTGAAAGACTCCTGCAATAATTTCCTTCAATCACTAAACCTCGGTGGGAGTAAATCCCCAGAGGTCAATTTTCTCCAAGACAAGTTCAAATGCAAGAACAGGGAATTCCTTGTTCAATGCGGTCGCTTCGCTCGCTCAATTGACGTGGATGTGTTCGCCTACGCAATGCTCGATGAGTGTTACATATGCTCCCAGACAGACAAGAACTCTGACTTAACATTCGTTTGCACGGACTGGCGTTACAAAAATGAGTATGACGTTTGCAAGAAGTTCTGCAAAGAGAACGGATGGTCACTCGTGACTGTTTATGTGCAGACTCAAAATGTCGTTGCATCAAACGACGAGGAGGCTCGCTCTGTTGGTCAACTCATTCGTGAGTTATCCTTTGACCACATCCGAAACTTCAAGCAGGACCAGAAGGGACTGCTAGGCTCAGAGGGTTTTGACATCGCAAAGTCACGACAACTCTGATGGTTAAGTTTCAGAGCAACGAGGATAAACGAGTGGCACTCTTTGTGTCACTCGCCTCACATTACGGCATCGGATACGAGCGAGCATTGTTCCTGGCTATGTGTGCACACGAGCAGAATGGCAAGAAGTTAGAGAACAGGAATGACTATATTCCATATGAGCCGCGTATTCAAATCAAAGAAGCGTTCAGGCTTGGCATTGGCCTCAAGGACACAGCCAAGATGATGGGCATGACACAGAGACAAGTGATGTCATACGGATTTAACTTTTCCAGCAAATCTGCATTCAGAGCAAGCAGAGGAAATAAAACAGACCACAACCTACTAAACCCAGAAGACAACGATGAGTGAATCAAACAAACCAACCAAATTCGTATTTGCGTCAGACTCTCACGGAGACATGGCTTGCGACGAAACACTTGCTGCACTCTACGAGTATTGCCGTGACTTCAAACCAGACATACGGATTGCTGGCGGTGACCACTTTGACCTGCGTTCAATACGCAGGGGAGCAATGGGTGACAGAGAGGGTGCTGAGTCCTTGACGCAAGACATTGATTGCGGAATTGACTTCTTGCGCAAGTTTAAACCAACATACTACCTCAAAGGTAACCATGAATTTCGTCTTCAGCATATGGCTCAGACTCATCCTACGGCACTGGTGCGTGACTACTGCCAGGAGCAGGAAGACAAAATCAATCGTGCGGCAATAAAGTCTGGCTGCAAAAAGATTTTCCCATACCACGCAAAACGTGGACTTCTACGCATAGGTCCAATCTCAGCACACCACGGGATTGGAAGCAACCTGCAGAAGATGGGGATGCACTACGCACAGGAGGGTGGTGCGTTCCTCTGTGGTCACGGACACACCGGACATCAAGTCAATCTACCTAGGTTCAAGGGAGGTGCCGCAATGATGGCTCCGTGTATGGCTCGCATCGACGATATGGACTATGCCGCAAATTACTTAGGCACAGCAAGATGGAACAATGGTTTCATTGCTGGCTGGTACAAGGGCAATGATTGGAAGGCATGGATTATCCACCGCATTGGAGACAAGTGGCTATGGCAATCAGACCTCAAGGTATGGACTCCGCCGAAAGGTTTACGCAAATGAGCAGCAAAAGATTCTCCAAGAGTAGAGCCAAAGACCCTGTCCTGCTACGCATCATGCAGGAGATAAATATGTCCGCACAGAAGCCAGACGCTGGCTTTCTTACTTCAGACGGATGGCGTGAGCGTTGGAGTTGCAAACGGACATCAGCAAGAGGATACATTGCTACAGCAGTCAGCAAAGGAATAATGGAGGAGCGAAGCTTCCGTGTGCTGTGCTCTGGTCGCTTGCAGAAAGTAAAACACTTCGGCCTAAAGATAAAACTTTCGCCCCGACCTAAAGGCGGCTAAACAAAGGTTTCCCTCAAAACAAATCATGCCAAACATTCATCCAACACTTCTAGATGTCGAGCGTTACCTGCTCGGTGTCTGCGTCAGAGACTCTTTGCCTCTGCCAGATGGTCTTACTCCTGCAGACTTTGTAGAGCCAAAGAATCAAGACGTCGCTCACGCCATCAACAGGCTAATGGACAAGTCCGTGTCGGTTGACGAGTTGTCCGTCAGCGTAGAACTGCGTGATGGTGGTTCTAATGTCGACGCCTACTACGTGTCCAGCATGTGCTCTGCCGTTGGACTAAACAGCGTGATGAACAGTGCATGGTCTGGAGAGATTAGGAAGCACGCACAGTTGCGTGCCATCTCCAGCATTGTTGGAAAGGTCAAGGAGTTGTCGCAGGACAGCGGCATTGACCCAGAGTCTCTGATTGCCTTCACCGAGGGCTCTCTGGCAAACATCATCAAGGTAAGGTCTAAGCGTGGACCTGTCCGCATGGACCCCGAGGCACTGATTAACTTCGACCGCAAGGACGACCCCAACACTGTGCTGGGCAACCGATGGCTGTGCAAGGGTGGCTCTTGTCTAATCGTGTCCCAGGCAGGAGTCGGCAAGTCTTCGTTGATGATGCAAGCGGCAGTCAACTGGTCGGTTGGTGGGCGCAAAGACTTCTTCGGCATCAAGGCCAAGAAGCCACTGCGTATTGTCATCGTCCAAGCGGAGAATGATTTTGGTGACGTGGCTGAGGCATTCCAAGATGTGGTGGCTGGTGCAAACCTCTGGCCAGATGAGAAGATTACCATGAATGACAACTTGGCTATCTATCGTGACTGCACGAGCGTGGGAGAGTCCTTCCCTGTTATGCTCAAGGAGTTAATCACGTCACACAAGGCAGACTTGGTCTTCGTTGACCCACTGCTGTCCTTTGCTGGCATCGACATTGCCAACCAAGAACAGGCATCCCGCTTCCTACGCCATGGGGTCAACAGGGTTCTGGTCGAGACCCAAGCAGTTATGATTGCTATGCACCACACTACCAAGCCCAAGTCCGCCAAGGACAAGGACGGTCAGACCATCTCTGACTTGGCTTACTCTGGTGCTGGCTCTGCTGAGTTCGTCAATTACTTCCGTGAGGTGGCTGTGCTGGCTCGCTTGCAGGGCGAGCAACCAATCTTCAAGTTTGGTCTGACCAAGCGACGTGGTCGCTCTGGTATGAAGAATGTGGTAGGAGACTTTGCTGGGGAAATCCATATCCGACACTCAAGGAACAGGGGAGAGATTCGCTGGGAGTACGCAATGCCGGGGGAGGAGGCAGGAGAGGTTACCCCTGTCCCGAGCGACAAGCCGTCGCCAAGGCGTCCGAAGTGGTAAGGGTAGGCAAGCCTACGCTCCGCCAAACAAAACGCCTCCTATGCCCCTTGTCCGCAGTCTAATCGTCGGTGGGTCCTCTCTAATGAAAATCAGTCTAATCGTCGGTGGACTTTTCTCGGGGCCAGAGCGTAATATACCTACGGTATATAACAGTGGGAGGAAGCAGTGGGTAGGAACTTAAGACGCATAAGAGTGCTCAAGCGATGGGCTAGACTCTGGGAGTCTGACCCAGAGCACATGGAAGCCGCAAGGCAGAGAGCAACCGAAGCATCCATGAACACATACAGGAGTCGCGTTGAGCGACTTCGCTCATTACTGCAGGACTGGCCAAAGGAAATGACCAGACAAGATGTCCGAACCAGATGCCAGATGGTTGCTGCTGAGTTTGGCTTTCAGCCACCCTCAATGCTCAAGAAACTAACACGCCTGGAGTATCTGTCTTATGACGCACACAGGTGCGTCTGGGTCAACAACTGTCTCTAATGAAAATCGGTCTAATCGTCGGCAGACTTTTCGGCAGTCTGTCTAATCGTCGGCTACCTGCCTAGAGCCAGAGCCTGCCTCTTGCCTCTTGCGTGGTCAGACCAAATCGGTTATAGTGCCGATGTTGAGTCCACAAAGCCACATCTCTAGCGAGTATGCCGTATGGTGGAGGAAACTCACGCCACAAGAGAAAAGGTCATTGATTAACTCTGGTGCCTTCCGTGCAGAAGACCCAATGGACAACACGCCAGAGAACAGCAGGTCTAAGTTGAACGGCAATCACTTTGACTTCCAGCGCAACGAGGAGGAGTCTTTCAATCGAGTGCAGGAGAGGTTAGGCTCATTCAAGATGCCAGAGGGCTCAGGCAACCATACGGTAGAACAGGTAATGAGGAATGAGGAGAAGGAGAGCAACGACCCAAGACTGGAGCAGTTAGAGATTGCTTCCATTCGCTTACGCTCTACGCTTCACTTCTTGCTTGATGGACTTGACACATCAACAGACAAGAGCATGCGTCTTCATGCTGACGTCATCCGCATAGTCGTCGGTGAGGGCAAACCACCAAGCATGACAGCATTAGCCAAGAGACATAAACTCTCTAAAGCAGCAGTGTCTCTGCGTTGCCGTAAACTCTTACGAGTCCTAGGTCTTGAGCCATCTCGATTCATGCGTCCAGAGGACGAGGTCAACTCAATGAGAGTGTCCAGCATCTTGCGCAACAGCAAGATAGAGAAGCAAGGGCACTCCCCCCAGTAAGGAATCTTTTTGTGCACCCAGAACACGCAACGCGAGTCTCGAACGCCCCGAAGGAACACCCTGTTTTAGTCAGAATTGCTCACCCTAAAGAACCCCTCTGCAAGCCCTTCCTAGGGGGGTATCCCCCTCTGGGGCGGCAAGCCCCCTCCC